CTCTGTCTCAACCTTAAGCTTTGGTACCTTAACAGGCCTGCCTTCGCTGTCTATGGCAACATAAACCAGATATGCTCTGTTGATGGGTTTTCTTAATCCGGATAGTTCCTCTACATAGGTATCTACCCTTACTTCCATAGAGGTATTTCCTGCATAAGTTATTCTTCCCAAAAGTACAATTGTGTTATTTATATAAGCTCCTGCCTTAAATTGCAGATTATCTATTGCCGCTGTTGTAATATGGGATTCCGCATGTCTTTTGGCAGTAACACCGCCAACAATATCAATCCACTCCAAAAGCTGTCCTCCAAAGAGCCTTCCGCTGCCATTGATATGTCCCGGCATCAACAGATGAACCTGCTCTGTAAATGATTCCTCTACTGTTTTTTCATCCTTCATGTAAAAGTCCTTCCTTTATAACTAAACTTACTCATTCCTATACTTATTTTGCGCTATACCCTTCTCTCTTGTCAAGGGGCGATGACATTTGCCGTGGCTTAACTTGTGGCAGGACAAAAAACCGGACCTTATGAAAAGGTCCGGCCGGTTAGGGAAGATTATATAAAATGAAATTATTCAGCGAATAATGGAGCACCCTTGATTTATCAATGGTTAAGCAGTGTTTTGTATATTACGCGTATTTTATGGATTATTGTTTATAATTACTAATCACCATTATAATAGGAAGTTACTTAATTTTTATACACAGTCATAACGGCTTTTATTTACAGCAGAACAATTGTTCTGTATAATTAGTTTTATAAAATCGTGAGGTAATAAACCTATGAATATCCCTATAGATGTAATTGCAATATTTGACCACCAGGGTAATATAACTCCTTCATATGTTCGGCTAGAAGATGAAAAGCATAAACTGATTGACCATAAGATTACTCAAGTTAAGCTGCAGCAAGATCACAACTATGCCGGTATTGCAACGATAGACTACCTCTGCCGATTAGACGATGGCCAAAGCATAGACCTTATGTTTTTCGTCCGTGAGCATAAGTGGGTTATAAAGCCTTGATATATTCCAAAATATGTAGTATAATATACTTGTTCTAGTCGTAGGAGCAAGCGACAATTTATATTTAATCCCCCAGGACCATCCCCTCTGGGGGATTATTTAGTTTGACAACATAGGAAATATACTCCATAATAATTACATAATATTACACATAGGAGGAGTATATGAAAAAGTATTTATCTTTGTTATTAACCCTGGCGCTTATATTTTCTCTGGCCGGACCTGCACAGACCGTAAGTGCCGCAACTATTAAACTGAATAAAACAGATCTGATTTTATATGTAGGAGATTCTACAACTCTGAAAGTATCTGGTACCTCTAAATCTGTCAAATGGTCAAGTAAAAATAGCACAGTTGCCACAGTGTCCAGTAAGGGAAAAGTAACAGCGAAGAATATCGGAAAAACAATAATTATTGGAAAGATAGGTAGTAAGAGTTATTCATGTAAGGTAGAAGTGAGATCAAATAAACTTACTGACAGGTTATATGAAATTGATAATTTTGTAATCGGAGATTTATGGAGTGAAGGCTTCTGTAACATCGGTTGGTACATATCTTCTGGTACTAACTATGTTGGAGGCAGCTTAGATATAGATAAAACATTAAAAGAACTCAAATCATCAATGAGTCAATTAAAAGTTTATGATAAGTATATAACCGGTCTAAAGGGAAGCGAGTTCGAATCATTGCAGGCTGCTTGGGCTGATTTATATAAAGAAGCACAAGTTCTATATAAGAATATACTCTCTACACCGCCAAAAGCGAATGACACTGCATCTACTTTTAACCCAGATACCTTTGTTGAGTATCGTGATAAATTTTCATCAGAATGCTTATATTTCAATTAATTTGGACATAAGTGTCTATTTATCCTTTTCCGAATAATGCTATAATTGATTTCAGAGGGGATTGCCCCGGGTCTTAAGTTGTATGTACCCGGGGCTTTTCTTATTTCTTTCTGACAGCTACAAGTGCTGTCTTTGTATTAACTCCTACTCCCCAACCGGTTCCCGGCTTCCAGTCTAGCAGTTTCCAATATAGCAATACGGCTGCCCTTGTCTTGGCTCCGTAATCTCCATCTACTACCAGGGGTATAAAGCCTTTAACTCCATCCAGGCAGTTATTTAATTTATGCTGTAGCCAAACAATAGATAGGAAGCTTGAATCCGGATTTATGGTACCTGTAGGAGCCTTGGCATAGATAGCTTGAAGATCGTACTTCCAAAGCTCATTATTTTTAATTAGTGTGGTAAGCTTAGAGGTATATGATACGTCCGTTGCCCATCCATCTTCTTTAATGAGGATACAGGATTCACGGTAATCTGTAATTCCTTTAAGGTTCTTATAACGAGAATAATTAAGAAAATCGTAATAGCCCTTAATACCTTCAGTGACGTTTGCATACTTTCGGAACTTTGCTTTTACTGTATACCAGGTTTTATCTGTCCGCTGCTCCTGGGTGGAATACTCTTTATAGTCCGTACCGCAGCTGCTTGTCCATTTCATTCCAAAATAGTTATGGCAATCTTTCGCAAGACCGGACTTACCCCAGTTTGATTCCAGAATGGCCTGGGCAATTGTCATGCTGGGTAGAATCCTGTATGTAGGATAATGTTTTATGGCCGCAGCTCCGATCTGTGCGATAAGCTCTTTATTTGTCATTGCCGGTGTCCTCCTTCTTTCCATCTTTCTCGATCAGGTTCCTCATAGCTTCATAAAGTCCGGTACTGGCCAGACCGCTAATCATACCGCCAAGGATAACAGCTGCATTAATATTCGGTAAATTGGTTAGTACATTGATTACTGTACCAACTACGAGCATCGTAATAGGTATATACTGGTTTTTAAACCCTTTGATACTGTATTTCAGTGCATATCCCAGACACAAACAAATGCCAAGTGTAATAACATTTACATACTCCAATAAAAAATTTAAATCCATACTTAAGTTACCTCTCTTTCATATTATCAATATAGGTTCTTAATCCCCTGTAATGTAAGGAAATCTTTCTGTTCGTGCTTGATCTCTCTGGCATACTTAAGAGCTGCTTCCGTTTCACCGTTACAATGTCCATTCTTTAAAGCTGTTGCGGTAGCTTCTCCCAGGGCAATGGCAGCTCCTACGCTTTTAATTATAAGCACCTCATTTTTTTCTCTGGCTTTTTCTTTCTCGGCCAGTGCCTTTTCACGTTTTTCCATCTTCTTTTCAAGTGCCCAAAAACAGAAACCGGTAATTGCACTCGGTATGCTTGCCGCGGCAATAATTGTTGTAATATCCATCAACTCCTCCTCATTAAAAAAAGAGAGCACTCAGCTCTCCTAGAATTCTTTCAATACTTCTTCTTTTTCTTCCTTTGACAGCTTCGGATAATCCTCGATGATATCCTCGGCGGTCCTGGATTCCTGTATAATCCTTGCTTTAATTGCATTCACAAATATAGTTTTCTTCCATGTAGGCATACTTTACACCCCCAATACTTCAGCCAGAGCAATGTTAAGAGCAACAACCTGACCTTCTAGTGCTTCGGCTTTCGCCTTTGCAATGGTGGCCTCCTCATCTGCAGTTAGGCTTCGTTCAATGATCGTTTTACCGTCTTCATCAAGAAAAATACTATTTATATACTTACACCCTATACTTAATGGATAATGAGTTGTATCAATGGCCACAGCATCCTCACCATATTGAATCCTTGCAATTTGATTAGCCACCTCGTAATTATCGCATACTATTATGTTTTGTACCACTTCATCTTTGATTAAACTAAATATTTGATTACACCACATTGTAAGCTCCTTTCTTTAACTTGCAAACCATCTTACTATAACAATTCCTGAACCGCCGGCAGCGTACCGACGAGGACTTACAGCGCTATAGCCTCCGCCTCCACCTCCACCAGTGTTTGGAGTCCCAGCTGTTGCATACATGTAGTTGCTAGAACCATTAACTGATAAACTAGTGTAGTTACCACCTCCACCTCCACCGCCAGCTCCACCTATTCCGTATCCTGCTCGCTCACTATAGTAACCATCACCACTTTGCAGGTCATAGTTGTACCCAAAACCACCGCCACCGCCAGCATAGAGCGTTCCTGTAGCTTCTCCAAATGCTCTTGTAGTAAAACCTTGACCTGCACCAGGATTATATACCCCACTACCACTGGGTCCTCCATTATACCTGTTTTGTTCTACCTGTCCACCAGAGCCATCCGTTCCACCAGCACCAGCTACATATCCATTTCTACCATATGCACCACCACCCGAACCACCATTAGTACCATTGTTTCCAGAAACAGATACATTTCCAAAATAACTAGCGCTACCATTATGTGCATCATTATCATTTGCTGCACCTCCGGCTCCAACTAATATAGATATCTGTGAACCAGGTACTACATCTACAGTTTGCGTTAGTGTATAACCACTACCAGCTCCATTATTAATGTAACTGCCACCGCCACCAACAAGGAACACTTGAACAGAATCTACATCAGCAGGAACAGTCCATATTTGAGAAGAGGTAAATATTACTTGCCCGGATTGAGCAGGGCCACTCGCATACGCTAACCTTGCCACTCCATTTACACCGATGTATATTTTCTTTACTTTTCGAGCCACATCTCCTACACCTACATACGCCTTTTTTACTTTTCTTGCAACGTTCGAGACTCCTACACATAAACCTTTTGCCATGTATTCCTCCTATTCATATACAAAGTAAAGTGACCCAGTAGCCAGAGCAGATACTCCCGCTGTAAGGTCTGCAGTACCATAATCACTAGACATTTTCCTCCAAGGCCCCCACCCTATTCCACCAGAACTCCTAATATAAAATGCACTGTCACCATGAAATCTAATTGCGATTTGAGCACCATATCCCCCTGACGGGTCTGTATGTGGAATATAAATTACATGAAACCAATCGGTATCAGGAAAACCAGGAATGTTTGTTGATGATGCGATATATGGAGAAGGATATGTTGCAGATGTAAAATCTATAACCCCATACCATGCCGATTGTACAAAATGTGTTGGCGGATGACCTCCAATACTATCTGCATTTCCACCATTAGCTGGCAGACTTGAAGGCAATCCTGTAATCATGCTTGCTGGATGAGTAGCTGGGTGAGTATAAACTGTATCTGTAAACTTTGCATTTGCAGGAACATCAGATTCCACGGTATGCCCATTAACCATGGGTGGATTACCTGCTTTGTACTGCAATGCTTTTACCTCGGCATCAATAATATCCATATTATCATTAGAATCCTGTACATTATAGAAATCTTCAGGTGTAGGCTTTTTTAGATTTAGATTCGTTGTTGTATCCATTATACTAATACCTCCTCTCTTAATTCGTTGTATGTATTTTGACTTAACTGAGCGTGTGTGAATTGACGTAATAAGTTATGTTGGTTATACATCAGTAATAATGTTATTACAATATTACATGGCACTATTCTATTAAGTAAGTTACCAACCTCAGCATATTTTTTCTTGGCAGTTAAAGCCACTTTAACAGTCAAAGCATATGCACTACTGTCTAAAATAAGCTTATACCCATCTCTCCCACACAAAAGATTCAACTGCGCTTCCAGTTTTGTATATGTATACGGAAGCTGCTCATTCAACCTTGTCAATATCCTGAATTTCCGATCACTCAATATATCCGTATCAAGTGCTTTTATCCCTAAGATACGTTCCCATCTCTTAACCCCATTTAATGTAGAATCATTAACAAACTGGTCATCCAGTACATTTTCAAGTTCTTCCCACAGCCCGATAACCTCTGTGTATTCTGCTGCTGAAAGAGCTTTAAATTCTTTTATTTCTCTCAGTACACCGGGAAGGTACTCTATCAGATTTATCTCCCTATCCAATTACCGTCCCCCTTACCGGAATAGCATCAGCGGTTAAAACCAGGTTAGATGCCTCTCCATTAATCGTTGTACCGGTAACATCAACAACTCCTGTAACATTCAGTAACCTTGACTCTAACTGAGAGATTCGTATAATCAAGCTGTCATTATTATCCCATGTTTTACACAGTTCTAAGAAATAATTATCAATTACTCCTGTGATATAGCTCTCTACTTCATGAAAGGAGTACCCCTCCTGATATGTTATGTTAAACGTAAGATCGACCTTGGTCTCCGTAACAGTTTCAACCGTTACTATATGACCAATCGGTGGAAGACCGTCCCCCCCGCCTCTATTTATAGTCGGGTCAACCATTGTCTGCACAGTATCAATTAAGGTTGTTGTTGCTTTCCCATAATCAGAATTAATGATTACCAGTTTTACTGTTCCTCCGCCATTCCACACGGGATACACTTTTACTCCTCCAACACCGGAAACAGTATTTACTTTTTCGATATAATCCGCTTTGTTCCCACCAAAGGATTTGGTCGAAAGAGTTGCAAAGTATCTGCTTCTGAAATCTTCTGTTTCCTCTTCGTCCTCACCGGGTATCAATATTTCAGCCAATGCAGCCGTTGTCAGTCCATCAATGTAGTCAATGGGTATCAGCATGCCAAGATTGCCATTCGGTGTACTTCCTGGAGTTTCACAGATCAGTTTCCATACACCGTTTGATATCTTTTCTGATGCGGCATAATTATAATCTCCGCAGCTAAACCGATCTCCAACAGCTATATCAATATTAAATTCGCCTTTCGCAACTGTATAAGTTGCAGCAGAAGGTGCAAGGCCTCTTTCAGCTGCCCTCTTAATCAGATATTCTCTGGAAGCTGTGTCCGCGAAAGCTTCATTTAAGATTGCATCCATTTCTATGTAAGTCTGTGCCAGCTCCACTGCCACCGGTGCCAGGGCATCAAAGATGATACTTCCTTCTCTTTTATCAATAGAATCCGGGATCTGTTCCAGCATTCGTTCGAGAATAGCATCATAAGTATTTGCTTCATACATCAGTAATCCACCTCCTTTTCCATCACTATATCGCCCCAATCAGTACGAACGGTAAAGGCCGCAGTTACGCTTCCCTTTTCCTCCGTAAAGTAAAAATCATCAACTCCAAGTACCCTCTCATCCCGCAGCAGAGCTTCTGTTATTCTTCTCTGTAAGACAGGCAGTACATAGGCATCAGGTTCACCAACCAGATCTTCAAGCTGTATCCCATAATCCTCGCTATAGATCAAATAATCATCTCTCTCGGTACTAAGCCTTAAATAGATCGCCTGCTTCATTGCCTCCAATCCATCCACTTTACCAAGCATTCTATTGTTCGCTATGTCAAGCCGGTAAGTTTTACTGGGTTGCTCTACCACCTCAACTTCTGTATATTCAAAATCAGCCATCCGACACCACCTTATCCATTATGATATACTTCTGCCCACCCTGCATGCGAATCATAACTACTTTATCTCCAACCGCCAGGTTCTTTACCTTATCCGTAACCACCAGAAATCCCCTTGTTATAGTACGTTTTTGCTCCAGATAAATGGTTAACGGGGTGATGCCGCTTACTGTCCCATAAAGAACAACTGTTGGTTTACTTGCATCGACTGCTTCCAGTGCTACTCTTTTAAGCAGCGGTATTAATCCCTCACTGGCCATAGATACCACCTCCTAATAAGTCCAGGTCCATAAAGTGACTGTCTTTGTTATAAGTATGCGTTACTCGGGTGACAAGCATGTAAGTCTTAATGACTATATCACCCAGATTCATATGAACATAAACTCTTGTTCCCGCTCTTACCCTGGTATCTCCAAACAGATTTTTAAAAGATAAGCTTCTGGTTTTTGTATTATAGAAATGAAGCAGTGTAGTAGCTTTCTTTCTTGTCGACGCTTTTATTTGCTCAATACTGGTATTAGAATCACCACTGATTGATTCATAGTATTGTAAAACCCCCCACTTATCAACATTCTCATCACTTTGCTCTACAAACACCTCTCGGTTTCCTAAGGAGTCACTATTATAGATTATTTTGATTCGGTTATATGTGTTCGTATCAATACTGGAACTGTAGTCAAAATCCTCTCCGCTTTCATTGCAGATTAAGATATCTAATGTCATATTCTCCATGCTTTTTAAGGTCAATTTTCCATGATCATCATACATGGTATATAACAAGCCTTTGGCAGTCGTAGTTAAGGTAAGTGCAGTATTAATGATATCAAAGAGAGTCTGGTTATCTTCATCCCTGGAAGGTATGACATATTGCGTATCCTCGATCTCTCCTACCTGAAGGTTGAAATCTGCTGCCAGCAGCTTTATAACCTCACTGGCTTTTTTATTCTCATAGGTGTATGTATCTTTATTTTTCAGATACCTTAACTGATCATATGCTGTAACTTCAATGACATTAGCCTTTGTACGTTTCTTGGAAAATACAAATCCATAAAACACTTTTTCATCATCATATTGAAATGAAATAGAATTCCCTTCTGTAAAAGCAAGCGCTTCATCCTTTATAACAGAAAAAGTCAAAACTCCTGGTGTACCTTTTCTCTCCGTTGTCCACTTAACACCATCCAGAACAGAAGGAAAATATAATTTATTATTGTTTTCAATAAATAATTGCATTCTATTTTCCTCCTTTCCCTAACTTTTTTAAATCTCTTAGTGATCTTTTAGGAAGTGTCCGTTTACTGCTATACCCCTTATACTCCGTCCATACTGCGGTGTTAGCGTCTTTTACCCCGGTTAATTCTTTTAATACATCATAAGTATAATTCCAATATGACAGATTAGGTAGGGGGGGTTTCTTATTAGCTGCTGATGGTGTAATCGTTTTAACTGTAGTTGTAGTAGGCTTCGTAGAGGTGTTCGTATTGGAGGATGAATTATTCTTTGTAGGTGAGCTGCTCTTTGAAGGATTCGATGCGGAAGCCGGTGCAGAAGAAGCCTTTACATCCTGTATCTTCAGTACCTGACCAACAGACAGCTTATTGGGATTACTGATTCCATTTAATTTTGCGAGATTCCAGCACTTCGCACCATCTCCAAGAAGCTTCTTGGCTATCGCCCATAAAGTATCTCCTTTTTTTACAGTGTAAGTGTTCGGAATCGTATTCTTTGCCTTATTTCCTTTTTTTGCACTGCCTAATTCCTTTTTTGTCTTAATGTCTAATTTCTTAACCAGGGTCTCATACTTTATATACTCTTTTAATTCAATAGAAACATCCAAGTCCGGCGCATTGTCTTTTGATTCTGTAAACGTGTAGTTCTCTAACACTACCAGCATATTTGTCCACATAATATCCCGACTCATTATTTGTTCAGAACCTTCTTTGTATCTGTTTACTATAAACTCAAATGGTGTGCCCATAAATTTAAGCTTTTCAAAATATTCCAGATAATACCCTGCCGGTTGAAAAGAATTTTCATAAATAGCAAAAGGATACCACGTAGACAGGGGTAAGATTATATCAAACTTAATGGAGGTAAGACCCGGAGTTTTTATTATATTGACTTCACCCTCGTTCATTAAATTAACTGTTTTATTCTGATTATTTATTGTCGTTTGCAGCTTTGATGGAGGAATTGGCAGCAACACCTTTCCCATATAAAACTTATACATTCTAAACCCCCTCTGCGGAACTGCTCATTGCTGTTTCAACTTCATTTTTTAGATATTCTACAATTCCGTCGATATCTCTCGTTCCTTTGATACTGTTATTATTGATCATGTCAACCTAAATTTCCGAGGTTGTAAATCGATTAATTGCATCCCGCTCTGCCACATCATGAAGATATTTCAGATCCTCATCACTTATATTCACTTTTTCAGCCATTTTACTTGTATTATCGGCAGTTGTTGATACATTGTCGTAAAGGTCTGTATTATTTGAATTGTCCAGAGGATTAACGGAAGGGTTAATTAGAGGATTACCTGAAGAATTATCTGTAAAATTATTTGCAGGATCTTTTAAGTCATCTTTCTTATCCTTTGAATTAAACAATTCGCTCCCCCATTTATTTCCGTTATCAAATGCATCTGTCATATCAACCCTATAATTTATCTCTGGTGCGTTACGATTAAGCGTAATTGAATTCTCGTTTTTCCCCCACGAAAGGACAGTACCTTTCAAACCTTCAAGGCTAGCAGTCCAATCGGTACCAAAAATTGCATCGATTATTTTAGTTACAATCATCCCCAAAGACAGAAACCAGGAGATAATTTGTCCAATTAAATTTGCAACTGCACCACCCAAGCTGTCAAATCCTCCATTTATTACATTGAAAATCCATTCGAAGATTCCGATGAAAGGTTCTACAAAAATGGTATAGAAAAACTGCATCATCCCATTAAAAGCACCAATAAATACATTAGCTATAAGTGCTGCAAGCCACATGAACGCTCCTGCTATTAAACCAGTCGCACTTAAAGATGAACCTGTGAAATGGTTTATCGCAGCAACAACACCATAAATAGCCGCTATAACTAATATAATAATTAGTATAATCCAAGTCAGCGGACAAGCTAAAAGTGCTGTATTTAATCCCTGAACCGCAACCATTTCAGTAAAGGTTGCCCCTGCTGCAAATGCCTGTTGGGTAGCTAAAATCCCCGCTCTCAATGCTGCTGCCGCCTTTAAACCATTTGATATGCCCTGCACAATATTCAGAGCAGTCAAAACTCCGGTATATAGCACTACAGCTGCAACTATACTGTAAATAAAAGGAGCTATCATCCCCCAATTTTCAGTAAAGAAGTTTCCAATTCCGGCTATTACATCAAAGAGCTGGGAAGCAACCATACCTATAGCCTGAAAACCAGTTATCAAATTGTTCTTAAAAGTCTGAAATGCGGTACTCCCCGTTATTTTCCCTATCTTTTCTAATACAGCCTGGAAAGCCATCTGACCATTGTCCTTAATGCTATTACTTACCTCCGCCCAGGTAATTGGTAGCTTACCAAACTGCTCTTCTACCGTTTGACCTGAAAGAAACATAGCAGCTTTGATTACATCAGCAGTCAGTAAACCTTCCGCTGCCCAATCTCCCATAGATCCCTTTGCATGCTGTACATTTGTCATGTAATCTTCGATAGATGCAGCCAGTAATGGAGCATTCTGTAGGATATCCTTATATCCGTCTCCCTGAATACCGCCCGCTCCCATTGCTTCTGATAACTTCGACATAGAATTAGCCTGGTCTTGTGCACTAGCACCACCAACCTTATAATTCTTATTCATTAATTCAGTGAAAGCAATCAATTCATCCTCATTGCTAAAGGCACCTTTCGCTTTTGTACCAAGTTCATAGACCATATCAGCAGTATCTGCATAACTTGTTCTGGACCGCTCTGCAGCTTCAAAAACCTTCTGGGAAAATTGTTCTGAGGTTTGTAATCCTTTATTTATAGCATCCAGCTTCATTTTCGTCAGGTTCATTTCATCAGATGCGCCCATTATCTTTTTGCCAGTATCAATAAAAGATACTCCAATGCTTTTTGCTTTATCAACCAATGTAACGACTGATGAAGTACTATTGCTTAATGATTCTGTCAATTTATTCTGAAGCTTTATAGCTTCTTCAATAGGACTTAGAATCTTCTTTTGTTCATCGTTGGACGCTGCAATTTGTGCTTGCAATTTCGCTTCTGCCTGCGTACCCAGATTAACCTCACGAACGAAGGCCTTCTGTGTAGTCGTGCTGTGGTCAATGTTAGTTTCTATCTTATCTATGAATACATTAATCATATTAAGGCCATTTAAAGCAGCTCCGAAGCGGCCTCCGCTAAAGGCATCATCAAAACGCTGCCCTGTTCTTGCCAAAGCAGTATTCATGTTCTGCAGTGCTAGTGTTGCCCCATCGTATACCTCGATGGCGTTTTCTACTGACCCCATATCTCACCTACTTTCTTTTTGCTCTGGCTCTTCTATCCGCTTCCCGGTCAGCTTTGATCTTCTTTTCAACCGACGCGATGACAAAGGCCTTTTCCTTAAGACTTAGCTGCATGTACTCCCATGGTTTCCAATGGAGCTTCAGTATACAGTAATAAAGAATACTTGCCTCGCCGTCGGTTTCAATTAGTTTTTTGCTTCTTCTACCAGCTCTTCCGTATCCGTATTAAATCCGTTGATTTCCTGGACCTTTAATATAAGATCGGAATACTCTCCGCTCTTAAGCATAACCTTTAACAGGTTGTCAGCACCTAATACACCATAGGAATTCTGTAACCCGGCATCGTTAAGCTCAGGATACACTACGCATTTCGCTGCCAGTTTGCCAAGATACATATTACCATCGGTTTCTGTTGTAAACTGACCTTTTCTCCCGGGTACCGGCACTTTCCTGGTGCAGGCTTTTCGAATATCTTCGTCCTCTTTGGAAGAAATACAGCATAATTCCCACTCCACCGGCTTACCGGACTTTTTCAGAAACCTCTTTGATGCTACAAATTTCACATTTTCCTCTTTTAATGCGTTTTCCGCAAAAAACATACTTAATTCACTCATATTTATATCCTCCGATTATTGTAATAAGATAAATAGCAATCATATAAGGTGAATGAAGTATAATACCTGCCAAAACATAAATAATCTCTTATCTATGCATTTAACTGCTTTGAAGGAATATACTTAAATTCAACTTATATTCAATATAAAATGGGAAGAGACTCCTGGTTCTCCTGCAATACACCGTTGAAAGACGATATTTATCTATCATGCCTGTAATGAACTATTCTTGCGATTAATTCTTCACCTGCTAATAATGTGCAGATATCCTGTGTGTGGCAGTGAACCTGGATCTCTTCCGCTAAATTACTTTAAATGCAACAGTCTCTATGACTTACATACGCATTCCTTTCATTACATCAAAACTTGTCTTCATTTCCCAATCTTCAAAGGTGAAGTCCATATCCTCCTCAAGATACTCACCATCGGCATCAAATTTTGCGAGTATCCCTCCATCCATGTTACAACCTTTTAGAATAATTTCCTGGGTGCCAATAGTAGAAGTAGGATCAGAATTTATTATCTGTATATCAAAATACATATCCTTTCCTGAGTTCTTATAATCATACAGTAATTTTCTAAAGATTGACGTATTATAATGGAAGGTTGCTGATCCGGTTCCCTTCCATCCTGTAGTCTTATTACCCTTTCCAGTCCTACCAAGAATCGGAACTTCTGATTTGGTCTTTTCCATTTTAGCTTCAAGATTGATAGCCTGCATGAAATTATATACTTGCGTCCCAATCGTTACATAGCATTCAGCCAGTGAGGCACTAATTGCGTCCTGAGCATTCATAATAGCATTCGCCATATTTTTTTTACCTTCTTTCTTTTAATTTACAGAAACTTCCATGTACAGCTTCTTCATAGCTGCTACCGGGGTAACCGGGCAAGTTACAACAACTGAATCTTTCGCAGTACCTTGTGAGACAATAACCTCATCCTTTATAAATCCTTCAATGGCACCGATCTGTGATAATGCATCCAAATAGCTGACAACATCATTCCAAAGCAAACTCTGGCCGGCACTGTTGTTCTGAATATTCCCTATGTATTTCGTGTTGAAAATCGCCGCAATGTCATTGCCTACCTGATCCAGGACTCTGATAACCTGGTTGTTCGAAAAATCCTTGCTCTTTTCTTCTGTAAAGGAGATCAGGGAATTGATATCATTTAAAACTCTGATGCTATCCCCTACCTTATGGAACAGCAGCTCACCGGCACCTATTCCCTGGGCTAAAGCCTGCTGACTATAATTGGTGTCAACCTTAAATTCTCCATTATAGGCCTTGTTCGTCAGATCTTTATTCACTTCGCAGGCTGCTTCCCTGCCGGCCAGCCAGTATATTAGGGAATATACCGGGAAATCTACGTTATTATCCGTAATAGCATTTTTCAGATTGATTACGCCTTCATCATCTGCTGCCGTACGATATACGATTGTCTGGAACTTTACGCCAACTTCATTCCTCATACGTTTGGTAAAAGCTACAAACAAAGCAATTACTTCTGCTGCATCAGATGGGCAGGCCAGGATGTTAAAAGAATAACTTTCAAGCTTTGTTAAGAAATTCTGATAATCTGTACCTGTCAAGTGGATACATCAAATTTGTCATTATCGTCTGCGTTTACGGCAATAACTGTCTTGAGACTGTTTCCTCTGACTCCTTTATACTTTGCTGTAACAAATGCATTGGAAGCTTTCACTCCCCCATTTAACTTGTAGAAATAACAGGTCTGAGCATGCTGGAATAAATCTCTTAAGCCCTTTAACTTATCACTTGTATAAGCGTATCCAAAGAGTTTCTGAGAGTTTGTCAGAAACTCTCCCTGTGTTACAGTAAATACCTCCCCATCTGTACCCCAATCGAGCACCAGTGGAAATGCTACAAACCCTCTGTCAGAATAGGATAATGAAGCATTGGCAGCACTCACAAAATTAATGTAAGCACCAGGAATTACCTTGTTTTGCGTTGTAAATGTTCCGCCACCTAACACGAAATCACCTTACCTTTCAGGAAACCCTCAAGAATTTCCTCAACTTCCGATATTGAATAAGCTCTGTCCTCTGCCAGCAGGGCATTGAGCAGATCTTTTTTTTCGGCATATTTTTTACTTGCTGTTAACTGTTTCTTCGTAAATGTTACAGGCTCATTATTTTCTTCCTGTATGATTTTTGCTTTCGCCATATTAATAACCATACCTTTCTCATATTCTGCAAACTAAGTGCCACAGTCACACTAGCTCCCATTGCAGGCCTCATCTGCCTGCTGATTTGGTTTGCCACAAATCAGGGTACAAATTATGTATTTCAATAATTAACTCCAGCACCCATGCAACCGAAAGCTATCCTGCAGTACTGCTCAAAATAAGAAGTGTGAAATATTCTTTATTTCGTATTAGCTCCCTATTTCATTTTTTACATTTAAAGACTGCATTTTATTAATCTCTTCTTTGGTAGTGTATGCAAAGTAATTATATTGCACATAAAAATGTAGTATCTCTTCTGTAATCTCATAATTCATTTTGGTACCACGGAGCAGTTTTCCGTCTGACGTAATATACTCCAAGGCCGAAAGACCAGGAACTATCTCTGATATTTCGCTGTTTTTATTCGCAGTACCGGGGTAATACTGAATATCAAAGGAGTGCTCCAGGTATAACCGGTTACTCATCATCTGTTTACGGCTTCCCTTTATCAGCTTCACCAAAAAGCAAGGCATCGTAAGCTCATTCTGGACCCCGTCCGTATAGATATGAATATCCTCTCCATAAGTTGCTTCCAGCATTGTAACAATGCCATTAACAATATCCTTTACCATCCAAGTCCTCCTTAAGAGATTTAATAAGCTCTTCTATAACCATGGGTTTCTCTTTGTTATCAAAGTGAAATCCATCAAGACCTCTTTGCCTGTAAAGCAGGTAATCCGGATCCTGGATTCCTGCTTTACCGAATTGTTTGTTCAGAGAATATGATTTTATTGTATTGACGACATCATATTGAAGCTTTTGGATTGTCGCTTCCTGCTGCTTGATAATTTCAAGCAACATCTCTCTATCACTTTTACTCTCTCTCAGGACTTCTATGGCTGCCATAGCTGTTTTCAGTTTTTTCTTCGCCTGATTAAACTCTGATTTTGGTACCGCATTTCTAGGGAATTCTTCATTGATTTGTTTCATCAGGCCCTCCAGATCAATACGGCCATCATCATTTATCATGGCTCCTTCTATTAATTTTCGTATCCACTTCATCTTGTTTCCTCCATAGATAGTTATTCCCGCTCTCCGGGTATTGGGATCTGGCCGTTATACTCCGGCGGAGTTTTGATAGTTTTACGTCATTCCGGACAAAAGCAATAATTAATCTGCCTTCCAGCATCAGGGTGTCAGGAATCAGCTACTGCAATAGAAAGAAAGCACTCAACTGCTGAAGGCAGCTAAGTGCTTTATAGTTCAACTCTATTCCCTTATACTTTAATATTAACACATTTCTTATGTCCGATTAATTTCGTCTTTATTTCATATTTGTTTCAGATGAGTTCCAATCCCTCTATCCCAAACAATAATACACTGACTTCTATGGTTATTTCATTTATCCAACGGCTTATAGAAGCTTTACTGGAACTATAAATCAATGCCGCATCATCATAGTTCATCTCGTCTAATATACAGCTTTCAAATGCTTCATACTTTTCTTGCAGCCCTTTTTTTTCATAATCTTCCTTTATAACTGCCAGCGCATTATCTATATGTGTCACCACAATCAAGCTTCTCATCTTACTTCTTTTAATGCTTTCCACATATAGCTCATCTGTCTTCGACTGATAATGGTTGAACTTATCATACTTTGTTATACCAGTCATTCCTGCCTCAACACTTTTTTTCAATTTACAGTAGTTCTTTAGTAATAACTTCGTGTTATGTAGAGCTTTCCTGTTTCTCTCAGTCCTCTGTTCTATACTGTATTCTTTAATAGCTTTTCTTATAGCTCCTTCAATAAAATCATCTGTCACTTGTATGTTCACCCAAACACTCCTCTCCAACAGGTATAGATAGCACCTGTTTTCAAACCAGACTTCTCTGTAATACTTCTTTTTCCTGTCTATCTGCAAATATTAGCTTTTATTCCTTTATCTTAAAATATTCTCTGTACACTTTGAACATATGGTATACCCATTTATTTCAACCAGCCCTTCTGTTTCAGAACACAGTATACAGCCAATATCCCGTTTATAGACTTCCACGTTTTCCGTATTATTCATCTCTGGAGACCCCTTCCCAGTGATATTATTACGGCTTTTATCAGAATCAATCGGTTCACCATACTTAACATATCTATCTAACCCTTCTAATGATATTCTTATATCTCTCCCCTTTAATACTGAAGCTTTCCTTATCTCAATAGGAATAATTATCCTGCTGGATTGGCTTTGTCTACTTTCCCTTAACATATCCATCGTAAATTACCATTCCCCCTTAATTGATACTATAATTTTTATTTTTCTAATTTTAATTTGACACAACTTCGAATTTCCTATATAATATAGGTAATAGTTCATTCGCTATATTTCGTCAATTAATTAGAATATCCTAAGTACATGTTTTAATTATATATAGCATATCCTAAGTTGTCAAGTCTGTAATTAGATTTTCCTAATTTTATTGAAAGAGGTATTATTATGTATGAAATTTATGAGCTTTTATTAAGTGAAAAGGGTTGCAGGACTGCAGATGTAGCAAGAGAAACCGGAATTAACCAGACCGTGTTCTCAGAGTGGAAAAAGGGTAAAAGTACTCCTAAATCTGACAAGATGCAGAAGATTGCGGATTTTTTTAATGTGCCTTTAGAATACCTTCTGGGTAAAAATGGTATCGTTACCTGTCAGGAATGTGGTATGATGTATTATGCCTCAGATATAACCGAGTGCCGTACTCACGATGAATTTCATAGAAAATACTTGCTGGCATCAAGATTTTATGGTGACTTTTATCCATTACCAGTAATCGAAAACGAAAAGAACAAATACCTTAATCTAGCTTCTAATTACGATAATACTTTTGAGACCAGAGTAAATGCCTGGATAGAAGTGATACGAGCTTATTTTTCACGAAGCCTTTCCGGATGGAATTACGAACTGGAACACCCTACCTTTGATAACTATGCCGCTATGTTAAACCTTAGAGGACAGAATCAATGACATAGCAGTTTATACACGACTTGTAAGGATGTTTGGTAAACAGGAGGGACTGGAGGAAGGAAAGACAAATTTTCTTGTGCCCCAGGTTGCCAGACTGCACTCTCCATCCCCAAACGAAAATTCAGAAGATGAGAATATGCTGCTAAAGGAATTCAGTAAACTGAATGAAAAAGGAAAAAGCGTAGCCGTTAATCGTGTGACTGAGCTTACATATATACCTCAGTACACGGATAATAACCCCAGTATACCCAAAAAGAAAGAACGATACGTTCCAACAGAAGAGGATATTCGTTCCCTGGTTGCCAGAAATGGTAAGAAGATGACCAGAGAGGAAGCCATAGAGTTTATAACTGAAATGTATTCCGATGACGATGAATGATCAAAAAGGTGGTTCTATGGATTACAACATAATAAAATTAACAACCTTAGAGGTATTTCAAAAATGTAATATAAAGTCATTTCCAATCGACTGTACTGAAGTTTTGAAAGCATACGGCATGAAGGTTGAACCTTACTCTGCACAGAAACCAAGAAAATACGAAAAATGTATGTCTTTCAGCAAAGATGCCTTTACCTTAAAGAAAACCGTATATTACAACGATGCTCAACTACCAGGCAGAATATATTTTTCACTTGCCCACGAGATTGCTCACATTGCTTTAAAGCACTCAGAACCCCGGACTCCTTTGCACGAAAAAGAAGCTGACACTTTCGCAAGTTACTTTATAGCTCCCAGAATTGCAATACATTATGCTGCTTGCAAAAACTATGTACATGTAGCAAAACTATTCGACATTTCCTATGAAGCTGCACATTATGCATTTAATGATTACCGAAGATGGCACAGAAAATCGATCCATTCTATGGATGCACTGGATAAAACCATCTATAATCATTTTTATAACAAGGAGTATAACGGATTTGTTTACCGTATTGCTAACTGTCATTTTTGTGGGCAGGAGTTATATAATACGGAGGAACCACATTGTAAAAAATGTGAAAAGCTTTTTCATAGCTCTAATCACTATTCCTCTTATTCTGTCCATAATGATGATTTTCTGATTGCTGAAGCAAACTGGTTATATGGAGAACAATAGCAAAAGAGGTGTTATAATATGCCTGCCTAAGGCAGAATTATAACACCTCTTTTATTTAATGCCTGTTTCATCGATACAAGCGTATTCATGCCTCACCTGTATTGTGCAGCTAATAAGAAAATTACTTAAGCTTGATATGTTGTTCCGACACCCATCCTCTTTGTTTCGCATAGTTCAATTCTTTTTCATCTAAACCTTCATAATGCCCCCATTTACATAATCTTTTGATTTTCTCTTCGGTAAAAGGCTTATTCTCATCCCATAAGCCTGTTTGAACAGCTAATCGTCTTATCTGTGCATTGCGTTTTATTAATTTAAGACTGTAATCTATGGACTGTTTTACAGCAGTTCTGCTTATATTGTAGTATTTGCCAATGTCCTCCATGTTCATGTTATCTATATACTTCATTCTGAGCAGCTGCATCTTCTTTTCATCCATAAGAATTTTATCAATTATAATCCATAATTCATCCTTTAGCTGCTGATTGGACACCTTTTCCACAACTTCAGTTTCTACATCAGCCTCGCCAGGTACTGTTTCAGAATAGCTTATATCCTCATCATCTCCATCAGCTACCACTCTATCCAGGCTGCTGACTTTATTTCTATACATAAATCTTTGAAGCTGTTCTACCTCTTTGACTGACATTAGCAGCGTCGAGGCAAACTCCTCTTTGGTTGGCTGCCTGTTTAAATTATACATATAATGAGAAGATAGCTGATTATACCGATGAATTTTCTCCTGGGTATGAACCGGTACACGAATAAACTGCCCGCTATCCTCCAGAAACCTTTTAATCGCTTGTCTTATCCAGAAAGGTGCATAAGACATGAATAAAACACCTTGTGTGACATCGTATTTCTCTACTGCTTTTACCAGGCCGAAATAAGCCTCATGCATCAACTCCTCTAATTCTATTATTGCGACGCAGCCATAGCTAGCTTTGCAGGCATAGCTATACTTTTTAACAATTGAAAATATGATACCTTGATTCATTCTATATAGTTTACTCATATTTCCGGTAACATCCTCGCCTTTCTTTATGAGCTCAATCAATTCTTCATTACTCATTTACTCAACCCCTTTTTCTTTTTATGAATTGTAGATATTTTGCTTTCATAAGTACAATAACTTATTTTTAATCTGACAGATGAATCAGCCTTTTCTTCATACTATATATTAATATATTAATCTGAGTACTCTTACTTGCCGGAAAAGTTTCTCATCAAGAAACTTTTATGGTAAAATTTTTTTCTGAATTCATTCACATGACTGATTATCTATATCTGAATCCATTCATATGACTGATTATCTATGCCGTTAAAGTATTCAAATCCTTTTTCTAATATATTTTCATATCTAACGCTAATACTGAATTATTTATGTATGCAAATATAACTTGTTTCTTTATAAGAAACATTATAATCCCAACAACTTCCACTGTCAAGAAACTTTTATTGAAATGTTCTAAATTTTGTTGCTTAATTAGAAATATATGATATACTATGAGAATATGGAGGTGCGTAACATGGGATTAAAAGAAAATTTAAAAGCCAAAAGAATTGAGTTAGATCTTACTTTGGAAGAGGTTGCAAGCAAAGTCGGAATCGGACGTTCTACACTGCACAAATACGAAAATGGTACTATCCCTAATATTCCATCCGAAAGAATCGAGAGTCTTGCAGCGGCTTTAGGCACCACTCCCGCCAGATTGATGGGGTGGGATACCACAGAAGATACCATTATTTCCAAGGAACTACTAATGTCAAAAGAAGCTCTTGCTTCCATTAAGAATTTTTCAACCAATGTTGATTCCAAAACAGGTATTACAATGATGGATATTTTCAATAAATTAGTATCGGATATAGAATTTATGAAATCTATTGACCTGCTCCTTACCTATAAAACCAGAACCGAGAATGAGTGGGAGGAAATGGAGGCTGCTTTTTATAAACTAAGCAGTGAAGAAAAGCATAAATTAAATATTGATACATTAAAAAATTTTAGTTTAGATCGAATTATGGAGCGAATGCGTACTGCAGTGATGAATACAATAAATGCCGATATAAAAGGTTATTATGATATTAAAACCGAAGAGGAAGAGCTAAAAATCAGTATCCGCCAAGGTAATACTTCCATATTTCATGAAGGTTGAGCTTCTCAATGAGCCATGAAAGCACATAACAGAAACCTGACCGATACGAACAGGATCAAATCCTGTTCGTATCAGTTACAATTCTGCCATCCTTTATCTCAATAATTCGATCTGTCTTCTCTTCTATTCTGTTGTCATGAGTAATAATAACAAAGG